AGCCAGAAGTAGACTTTTTTGAGAATCCTAAAGAGGCGGTTCGTAAAACTGTTGACAACCATCCTGATGTTTTGGCGGCTAGACAAGCAAGTCAAGACTTCAAAAAGATGCAGATTCAGCAAAAGCTGGCGCAAGAACACCCTGATTTCGGTCAGATTGTTCAAGACTCAGACTTTGTGGATTGGGTGAAATCTTCACCTGTTCGCATAGGTTTGTACGCAAAAGCAGATGGTGAATTCGATTACGACAGTGCCAACGAATTGTTGACTACTTACAAACAGTTGAAAGGTGTTAAGGCAAAGCAGACATCTGACGCAGGGGAAACTCAGCGTAAGACTAGCCTTAAAGCCGCAAGTGTTGATGTGGGTGGAACAGGGGAATCTGGAAAAAGAGTTTACCGAAGGGCTGATCTAATTCGGCTGAAGATGACTGACCCTGCTCGCTACGAAGCCTTGAGTGAAGAAATTTACCAAGCGTATTCCGAGGGTAGAGTCAAATGACTTAACTAATCGTTTTTTGGAGATTTAACATGGCAACAGCATTTTCCCCCACCAATTCGGTGACAGTAACCACCGCAGATAAATTCATCCCCGAAATTTGGAGTGATGAGATTATTGCGGCTTACAAGAAAAACTTGGTTTTGGCAAACCTAGTAATGAAGATGAACTTCAAAGGTAAGAAGGGTGATGTGGTTCACATCCCTGCACCTACCCGTGGTACAGCTTCATTGAAAGCCGCTGAGACAGCAGTCACTTTGATTGCCGCCACAGAGACAGAAGTTCAAGTGTCAATCAATAAACACTACGAATATTCTCGTCTGATTGAGGACATCGTTGAAGCCCAAGCCTTGAACAGTTTGCGTAACTTCTACACCTCAGACGCTGGCTATTCTTTGGCAAAACAAGTTGATACCGACTTGATTCAGTTGGGTCGTGCGTTCAACGGTGCTACCGTTGGTACAAACGATTACGCTACTGCCACCGCATCCACCAAAGCCTTTGTTGGCTCGGATGGTACAACTGTCTACAACAGTTCAACTTCCAATGCCGCCGCATTGACAGATGCCGCCATTCGCAGAACTATTCAGCGTTTGGATGACAACGACACCCCAATGGACGGTCGTTTCTTCATCATTCCTCCATCAAGTCGCAATACTTTGATGGGCTTGTCTCGCTATACCGAGCAAGCATTTGTGGGTGATGGAAACGCAATCCGCAATGGTGAAATTGGCAACCTCTACGGTATCCCTGTATTCACAACAAGCAATGCTGACACTGCAGCTGGTAATTCCACCACAGACCGTATTTGCTTGATGGGTCACAAGGATTCAATGGTTTTGGTTGAGCAAATTGCTGTGCGTTCACAAGTCCAGTACAAGCAAGAGTACCTTGCCACACTGTTCACATCTGACACTCTGTATGGAGTGAAGGCAGTTCGTGCGGCGGCTACCACTGGTGCGGCATTGTCCTCATCTGCCTTTGCTTTGGCAGTTCCAGCCTAATTGCAGTTGTCCCTCCTACTTCTAGCAATAGGGGTAGGGGGACTTTTTTAACCTAATTAGGAGAAATCAAAATGGCAACCGCTTCAGCAGTAGTTTCACGCAGAGGTAATGACCAGTTTCGGGGCTTGTTCTCTGATACTTGGGCAGTTACTTGTACCTTAAATGCTGGTTCATTAGTCGATGGCGCTGGTGAAACAGATGATGTAACAGTGGATGGTGTCGCTTTGGGTGACATGGTTATTGGTGCATCTTTGGGTGTAGATTTGGTTGGTTTGACAGTTACTGGCTATGTCAGTGCCGCCAATACCGTCAAGTTCCGCATTCAAAACGAGTCAGGTTCTACAGCAGACTTGGCATCTTCTACTTTGCGAATCGTTGTGGTTCGCATGGTGTAAGGATAGGGGGGCTAGTCCCCCCTTTCTCATTTGAGGGGTTTTATGGCTACTTTTCGCTGTCTTCAATCAGGTAACACTGTGACCTTTACCTTGCCCCATGACATTGCGTCAATGATTGGGCATCAAGGTTATGTGAGGATTGATGAGGCAGAAGTAACCAAAGAATCTGTAGAATCAGAAGTTAGAACAGATACCGCCTTTCGTGCGCCTGTTATCCCAACAATCAAGCGTATGGGTAGACCCAGAAAGGTTATAAATGTCTGATATTGACGCAAGAGACTTTGGCAAATTAGAGGCTCAAGTAGAGGCACTCCAAAAGGAGATGCACCAGTTAAGCACAGATGTAAAAGCCTTACTTGAACTTGCCAACAAAGGCAAAGGTGGTTTTTGGATGGGTATGACCATCGCTTCATTCATGGGCGGTGTGATTACCTTTGTGGCTGATCGACTCTGGAAATAAGGAGAAGGCTATGTATGGAAAGATGACAGACAAGAAAATGGGCAAGGGCAAGACTGAGAAAAAGGGTGTGCCTGTGGCAATCATGGTAGCTGTTGGCAAACCAAAGAGTATGCCTATGCGTGGTAGCCGTACCGCCACCAACATGATGAAGAAATCTAGTCGTGGCAAATGAAAAAGACCAAAGCACAAGCCAAGATCAGCAAGGTCATGCGTGAATTCAAGGCTGGTGAGTTGACTTCCAACAAAAAGGTTGTCAAGAATCCCAAGCAAGCAATGGCTATTGCGCTAAGTCAAGCTGGTAAATCAAAGAAATGAAGACCAAATCCAAGGTCAACCAAGCGGGTGTCTACACCAAACCTACCATGCGTAAGGCTTTGTTTGAGAAGATCAAGGCTGGTTCTGCTGGTGGTGACGCTGGTGAGTGGAGTGCGAGAAAGGCACAGATGCTTGCCAAGGAATATAAAGCCAAGGGCGGGGGGTACAAGACATGAGCAAGACTGCAACGCACTATTTGCCTGATGGCAAGGTCTACAAGGGCAAGGTTCATAAAACTGGTGGTGTTTTGATGTCTGGTGCAAAGCACACCCCTGAGAGTAAGAAATTGACTCATACGCCACCCAAGAAGGCTAATAAGTGAAAGACCCTCAACAGTCTCTAAAGGATTGGGGTAAGCAGAAGTGGCGTACCAAGTCAGGCAAACCATCGTCTGAGACTGGTGAGAGGTATTTGCCCGAGGCGGCAATCAAGTCTTTGAGTTCTGCTGAGTATGCGGCAACCACTAAGGCAAAGCGCAAGGGTACTGCGGCTGGCAAACAGTTTGTCAAGCAACCTAAAACCATTGCAAAGAAGACGGCAAGATTCAGATGAGGTAAAAAGATGAAGACACCTACTTGGCAAACAAAAGCTGGACAAAATCCCAAAGGGGGGTTGAATGCCAAGGGGAGAGCGTCTTATAATGCACAAACTGGTGGAGAACTCAAAGCACCAGTTAAGTCGGGGGACAACCCTCGCAGAGCAAGTTTTTTGGCTCGCATGGGCAATATGGCTGGTGCTGAGTACAAAGATGGTGAACCGACTCGATTGCTTCTTTCGTTAAAGGCTTGGGGGGCTTCCTCAAAAGCTGACGCAAAGGCAAAAGCTAGAGCAATTTCCGAAAGGAATAAGGCGAAGGCAAAATGAGAGCATTATCGGTTGGAATTAGTCCCACAGCGGCAGTTGATACGACAGTCTACACCTGTCCAACGGGCTATTACGCCAAATTCACCGTGATGTACATCCACAATACTGGTGCATCTACTAAGCACATAACTGTTCAGTGGTTTGACGCAAGTGCTAATGCCACGCTAGATATTTTGACCCAATACACTTTTACAGCAAAAACCTATCTTCAGTTTGATGGTGGCGCATACATTGTTTTTGAAGAAGGTGACAAACTCAAAATCACTACTGAATCTGGTTCATCATTTAGCTTTATTGCCACATTTGAACAAATAGGATTGACAAGACAATGACCTACCTAGAACTCATCAACGATGTATTGATTCGGTTGCGTGAAACAACTGTATCTACCAATGCCGAAACAACTTACTCTACTTTGATTGGCAAGTTTGTCAATGATGCCAAGCGTCAAGTTGAAGATGCGTTTGCTTGGAATGTTTTGGGTCAGACAATTACTGTGACTACTGTTGCGAGTACACCGTCATACTCTTTGACTGGTGCTGGTCAAAAGTTTCAGATTCAAGATGCCATCAATGTCACAAGTAATGTTGGCATGATAAACATCAGCTTTGTGGACATGAACCGCAAACAAAACTTCTTACCCTTGGTCAACGCTATTCCAACTGAATTCACCTTTGATGGTGTAGATGGTAATGGAGATACAAAGGTCAGTTTGTTTCCAATACCAGATGGTGTTTACTCAATCAAGTTTGCATTGACAGTGCCTCAAGCCACACTCTCTGCTGATGGTACAAGTGTTCTTGTTCCTGATGTGTTGGTGGCGCAAAATGCTTATGCAAGGGCATTGGTTGAGCGTGGTGAGGATGGGGGTTTGTCTTCATCTGAAGCGTACTTGTTGTACAAGTCAATGCTCTCTGACCACATTGCTTTAGAAGGCACTCGTTACCCAGACACAGGGGAGTTTGTTGCGATATGAGCCAACAGATTCAAGCCTACAGCATCTCAGCCCCCGGCTTTTATGGGTTGAACACTCAAGACTCGCCTCTTGATTTGAATGCTGGCTTTGCCTTGGTTGCGACAAACTGCATCATTGACCAGTATGGTCGTATTGGTTCACGACAAGGTTGGTCAAGGGTAAATGCTTCTTCAGGAAACCTTGGTGCAAATGATGTCAAGGTCATCCATGAGTTAGTGCAAGAAGATGGTTCTTTGACTGTTCTTTTCACTGGCAACAACAAGTTGTTTAAACTTGATGGGTCAAACAATGTTGTGGAATTGACCTACGGGGGTGGTGGTACTGCACCAACCATTACCGCAAGCAATTGGCAATGTGCCTCTTTAAATCAGATCACTTATTTCTTTCAGTC